CAAACTTTTTAGACGAGCCTGTGCCTCCTTCCCAGTCAGCAGTGTTCTTAACTAAAACACCACCACCCTCTGAAGCAGAGTTGAGTACTCCTGTTTCTGCACGAACAACTGCTAGTTGTCCACCGTATCCTAGAAACTCAGATGCAACAAACCAGTCTTCTGCATTAGCAGCTGTTGGTTTACCGAATACACCGAGTAGATCTTTTTGGTCAGAGATTGAAACAACCTCACCAATTGGACCTTTCTGGAAGGATGAAGCAAATGCTGCTGTTTGGCTTGAAGTGCCAACAATAACTGCGTTGGACAGATCACGTTCTCTAAGAACTACACCAGGCGAGATTTGACTTGCCATGTTTTTAACCCCTATAGATGATTCAAATTACCTGAAATTATTTATCTCTAGGAGAATCTTCAGAGGGGAAACAATGCATGAACACACTACCAGTCTGGATAAGACTCATGAATCATGTGTTTATTCTTTCTATTCCTTACTACCCTCTCCACAGTACACACCTTGCATTCGTATGAATAACCAGATGGGTTACCTCTCTTATTCTTTCTTATTAAATAAAAATCATTCATCAAGTCTTTGTCTCTACCACAGACTCGACATCTTCTTTCTCTGAATAGTAGGTGTTCTAAACCGAACTGTTCGTCAAGATCCATTATCTATCAGGAAGCATATAAGTTACGGACTCTTCTTTATCACCATAAGCCCACATTTCACCGTCTGCATCAACGAAGGTATCATCACCTAATCCATCATCAATGAATCCAAATGGAGCCATGTCTTGTTCAATCTGATTCCTTTGCTCTTCATATATCCTTCGTCTGACATCTTGATCTGTCATCTCTTTGAAGTAGTCTTGCATGACTAACCAAGAGAATAGTACTAGACACATCACCAAGTCATCATGGTATCCTTCATCTGCTTCCCATGCTTGCTTCTTTTGAATGAATGTTGTTAACTCTTGAAGTATATGAAAATCACAGAAGGTTAGTTTATCCTCTTCTAAAATTGCTTTGAGGTTTGCACATCCTTGCTTCTTAACTGTGATACTCATCTTAACACCTAACTGTGTCTTGTTACCTGAGAACCCTTGACCTACTATCTGTCCTGCTCTACCTCTCATAGCACACATGAGTACGTTAGGATACTCAAGGTCATAGTTTAACATTGCTCCTATACTATCACCAATGTCATTGACCTCTACCAGAATGTATGGAAGATTATAATTCTTTGCTACTCCGAAAATGACGGACGGGAACATGATAGGTTTAATCTCATTATCACGGTATTTGGCAACAACTTTATACGGGAGAGTGGTGATATCAAACACGATGAAAGCACTATAGTCGCCACCAATTCCTCTGGCAACATCGACAGTAATAATATATTCGTGATCGTCTTGTGGTCTTTCGTAAATGTCAAGTCCAGCATTGCTCGTAATAGGTTCGTTAAAAGGTATTGCTTGAAGTTTAGATGGAGAGATAAGAGTATCAGCAGATCCAAGAAAGTCGCACTCAAACTCTTGAGCAAACTGTCTCTTGGACGTGTTCTTCATCGTCTCTTCTTTCCACTTGGCATCTCTGCCTGGTACTTGTGACCAGTGTACTTCATTAGTGGTATAACCATTCTTACCATTCCTAGCATCTTCCCACATCTTATAGAAGTGGTTCATACCATTAGGAGTAGATATGATTATAACCTTAGTTGATTTACCAGAAGTAATAGTAGGATATACAGAAGCAAAGAACTGTTCTGCTACGTGGTTAGGAACGAATGCAAACTCATCAAGGAATAGTATGTTGAATGACATACCACGAACAGCAGATGCTGAAGTAGATGCTGCCATAATTTTAGAACCATTCTCTAGTTCTAGACTACCTTTGTTCCATACTAAGACACCATGTTGCATCCATTTAGGTAAATTCTCATACGCTAATTGAAGACGACCGAGTAGTTCCCTTGCGGTAGATGCTTTGTTAGCAAGAATACCAATGTTGACACTATCGTTAAAGATAGAATAATGAAGAAGATAGGCGACCACAGTGGTGCTCTTACCAGTCTGTCTAGGAAGTTTCGCAATGTTGAATCTGTTTTCATGGAAATCCATCAATATCTTTTGCTGGAAATCATACATGGAGAAAGGTACAAGACCTTCATCCAAGTTAATGATCTGCATATATGTCATAGCAAAGTAGAGTGGATCACTCTTACACTTGATCCATTCCTCTACTTGCTCTTTTGTAAATTGTATCTCAGTCCCAGCCTTCTTCAGGTTGGGGTTGCCAAGATATACTTCAGTCTTAGCCATTCCAATCGTCGTATTTAAAAATCCAATATATCACTATGCCTACTGCTATTAGTAGGATACCAACCATAATATTTATTGACCATACTACTTCATTCAATCTCTCTGCCTCCAGTCATCAGATCTTTCTTGATGAAACCATTCTACAATTTCATCTGGAGAACCGAAACCCCTTTTATGATGAGTTGGATCGGGGTCTCCAATATTCAACTCATTGAGAAAAGAATCTTTTGGATTCTGTGCTATTCTTCTTGCCGTGTTCAACATACCTCTAGCAGCAGTATTTGCTTTTGCTAATTTATTAGACCAGATCATATCATCTAGACTAACGTCAGTACCTGAAGCGATGTCTTTACATATTGCTTCAAGCCTTAACCGATATTGTGTTGAGAGCATATTAATTTACCAACTATGTAATTTACTTATACCAGATTTAACCATGTCATTTTCTACAATGACTTTAGTTTTTTCTGCGATAGCATCCACAATATTAACATCGAGACCTGCAAATGGTGGAACGACACCAAGTATGCGAAGTAATCCATCTACAAATAATGCTAAACAAGTGAACCCTAAGATCATACTAATGATCGTTGCATCTCTATTATGCTTACGCATAGATTCTTCGTCAATAGCACGTGCTTCTGCAACAGCAGCAGCAATCATTTGATCGACTTCTTCCTTTGTGTAACACAGAGATTTAATTTTTTCTTCGGTCATGGTGTACTTTCTGTGAAAGCACAATACCCCTGTTCACACATTGTATTGATTTTTTCGATCAAATGTTGGTACTCATCATACATGTATTCAGAACCAGTGTGTTCCTGATACAACTTGCAAGCAGTGGTGAGACGGTATACGTCTGCTTCGTTTAATCTCATAGTGTTCAATACATCCATACTATATTATATTATTTTTATTAATGTTGTGCAATCCTAACAGATTACCTTTTACCATTGTTCATTTGTTTAAGCATCTTTTGTAACTCAGCAGTGCTTCCTACGAACATGGCATTGTTAGTTACTTTAGTTGGACCTTTCTTCTCTTCATCAAGATCAGCAACTTTCTTCTGTAGATCCATGAGTTTATCAGTCATGTCTGCTACCTGCTTCATAGCGTTTGTAGCAACCTCAAATGCTCTTGGATGCCCTGACTCCTGTGCAACCTCTAACGCTCCTTGTATTGCCTCCTGACCCTTATCTATGAGGTTGTAGAGTTGTCCTCTAGTATATTCATAGTCCTTCTCTACATCTTCTGAGGTATCCTTAGCCTGATCCTTTACGGGTTTAGGTGCTGGTGCTGGTGTAGTGGAGATTTCGATGTCTAACATCTCCTCCATATTTTTATCTAACTTACTCATAATACTGTAAATCCTTCATTAAATCCAAAGTCGTCTGTGGAAACTACCAAATCATCATCTGCTGTGTTGATAACACCATCTGCATTCTTATCTTCTAGAGCCTTAGGTGTATAAGATCTTTCAACATTCCTCTTATTAACATTCTTATCACCAAGAGTTTCAATGACACGTGCCTTACGGATAACATCTGCCTTACTGTAAGGACCATAGATGTAAGACTTAACAGTAAACTGTAGAGTCCAAACTATACTCCTTCTTTCTAAGAAACTATCATCCCAATCATCTGCATAGTCAACACTGTTTAGAATGCATGCAACGTCTCTAGTTTCATTCATATCAGGAATGAACTTAAGACTTATATTAAATGATGGTTGAAAATATGGAAGTATCTGTTCTAGTATCTGTAGAGCATCATCTGATGACTTAGCAATGATACCAAGTTCAAATGACATGTCATAAGGTACTGGAACAAACTGTGTTTGTATCTGCTTTGCATTATCTGTGCTACCAGCAGCAGGAATAGCAGCTTTAATTTTTTTAATAGCACTAGTCTTCCTAGCACTATCGTATGTTACATTGGTTAACTCAAAGTATAAACGTGGTAGTTTAATCGCAACCTTCTTTGTTACGTCTGGACTTTGTTCTAACCTATAAAGAAATTTATTTTTAGGACCATATGCTAAAGGAACCTTTTCAGATTCTATAACAGTTCCAGCATTATCCGTCTTTTTAATTTCTATGTTATTAAAAAGCGTACCAAAACCAATAACGGATTTTCGTATCGCTTCATTATAAAAATGTGGTCCTAACATTAGAAGTCACCTGTTGTAAAATTACCAAATTCCCCGAATGGGTTTACCTCACCCCAATCTATTAAGTCATCAGCAGCGTCTTCGATCTCTCTATTATCTGCTGCTGCCCTATCACCCATTGTCAAATTATCAATGGTAGTGATTGCTCTTGCTGTGGTACTAGTACCTCCAGTAAGAGTCTCACCAGTTAGGAAGTTTCCTGTTCTATTTATTATGGTTAGTATATCGGTTGAACGATCCCAATATGCTACCTCACCTGTCACACCAGTAGTAGAACCAGTTATAATTTCACTGAGTGAATACTCACCAGTACCACCAGTATCCATTTGTATAGAAATAGAAGTAGAATATATTTCTTCTACTACATCAACATCAGGAATACCAGTATCAAACTTGTCATCACCAATCTGGTAGATCTCAGCAGTCATCTGATAGATGTATGTCTGACCTAACTGGTAGAATGGAGCTTCTCTTTCTACAAATTTAATCTCGTATAATGCTTTTGTTAGTGGATAGTAGATTAAATCTCCTTCATTAGGTCTACCATCTACAGTTGTGACATCTGCAAACTCTTGAAATATTTGACTCCATCTATTTTTTGATACAACAAAAGTAATCTCGTCTGTGATTGTGAGACCAAACTTACTAATAAATTCTGATGGTGATCCAAATCCTTCAACATTAATTAAGAACATCTCAATCATATACTGAGTCTTGAACTCAGAATATAAAACATCATCAAGGGTTACATCCTTGATCATCTTACGAGGAAGATAGTAGCAATCAGTACCAAATAATTTTATTTGCTCATCAACCAATGATTGAATAAGAGCTTGTTCAGTACCAACTCCACCATGTTGAGGGAAGTATATACTTTTCATCCTATCATATCCATAGGTGGAAGTTCATAGGTGTTGGAAGACATCTCCATTAGTCTTGCAATTTCTTCGTTAGCATCATTGAACAATTCTCTACCATTAAGTTGAACACCACCTGGTAGGTTAACACCTTGAAACTTGATTAGATTCTGACCCCACTGTCTCTTTATCTTAGCAGTAGAGTATTGTTTCACAAAAGGATCATTATAAACTTGTGTGAAAGTATCTGGTTCTAATGCTCTATAGCATTGTATAACAAGATATAATTCTTCTGTTAACATTGAATCATCAATGTCAAGATATAATCTATCTTGTCTCTGGTTAAATCTATACTCAACAAATGCTCCATTGTTTAGAACCATGTCAATAGTTTCTAACCACTGCTTAACCATAAAGTAGTTAAGCATATCAAGAGAACCAAAAGCATACAGGTCATTCAAGAAGATCTGATACTCAATACCAAATAGGTTGTTACGGATAGCATTACTTGCTAATCCAAATACTTTAGATATCCCCATTATATGTTGAGGGATATTGATATAATTATCTGATCGTTCCCATTTGGTACTATCAGCATCTGTCATGATAGTCTCAGATTTAGTACCAAATCTGGCTTTGTCATCTGCTGTGATCTTATGCTTTAGGTACATCAACTCCATACCATCATAATGACGCTCCCTATAATATTGGAGAGCGTCATCGATAGCATCACTTACTTGATCATCATCAACGTTGACTTCAAGTACAGGAGCACCTAATTGTCTTTTGCAGTAATCTGCTAATTGTGTTCTACTAGCTGGTTGTGCCATGTGACCTCCTATGCTTGTGCTTCACCCCATCTGAGGTTGATCGTGCTGTTGAATGCACTACCTGATGTACAATAAACGTTAATCGCCAGAACGTCAGGACCATTCGGGAACGTACCTCTACCACCGATAGGAGTATTAGTTAACTCTTTAAGTTCGGTCAAGTCAATACCATCCCTTTGTCCTGGTGCTGCCACGAAGGAGAAGATTCGTTCGCCTGGTTGGGCATATGGAGGAACAATGAATGTATATGTTGTACTACCAGTACTTCCTGGATACGTGTTCTGAGAGAAGACGATCCATACTTGAGTACTATTAGCATTTCTAATCTGTGATACAGTTGAACCACCTGGTAGTTGTCCACCAGTCGCTTGCATACCTACCTCAACTCCCTGAACGTCAGTCTTGTTGAATCGAACCCACCTAGTCCAGTAGTTTCTAGTAGTAGCGTTGGTAGCAGTAATATTAGAACCACCAGCACTCCAGTTAGCACTAGATCCAGATGCAATCTGAGCGAATGATGGTTGTCCACCTTCACCAGATGTATTCAAACCACCCCAAGTAATGTCAGCAGGGTTGTTTGGATAGTTGATCGGGTTTAGAATTCCTTCAACGATAACTCCCTGAGAAGAACTACCACCCTGTGTAGTAATTTCTACACTCTTCAGTAGCAACTGTGCTCTGTTGATTAGTTCTCTCTCACCCAAGTCACCAGTCAGTGCGTTAGACACACTAGGTGATAGACGGATTAGGAAGACCGTATACGGCGTAACTGAGATTTCAATCTCAGATTCCTGATAGTTGAAGAGGTATCCTCTATCTTCATCGAAGCCACCGTCTGTTAGATATGCAGAACCCCAGTGGTTAATCTGTGGTGTTGCAGTAGTGGTGAGTAGGATAACACCCTCGTTCTTATTGTAGGTTGCTGCTGAACCAGCAGTGTATGTTCTGTTTGCTCCAGCAGTATAGTTGTTTAAGTTTGCTGTTCTTGTGAGACCAACAAGTCTATTAAGTGTTGTATTTCTAGAAGAATAACGAATCAATTCATTACCAACATAGACAACACCTGTGTCTGGGAATAAAGTTACGTCACCAACTGTCATATGTTCAACGTCAGTATCATAGAGAGGAGTTACCAACTTAGATCTTGGTCCTTCATTCAGAACCTCATACCTAACAGGTAAGTTACCTGAACGCATGAATGCTTCTCTGTTCCTGTTGTTGTTCTTAAGTCTGTGTGCGAATACAAAGTTACCTGATGGACCTCTAAACATCCAGTCAATGAATCCAGCACCATACCATGTATACTGGAATCCGATCATCTGCATGGTATTGATCTGTAGTTGATATCCTGACTTACCAGTACCATCACACCTGTCAATGTTCCACTGTGATTGTGGAATAATAATATCCTTAGTCAATGCTGCCTTTGTATTAACTGCACCAACTGCACCCCTATAGTCAGGGTTAACCGTTAATGCCGTATCACTAATAATAGAAGTAACAACATGACTCATTCCACGAATAACCAATCTGTCACCAGTAGTTAACTGTTCAGTGAATTTAGTATTGTTTCCCTGTACAAGGTTACTATCTGGAGTAGCACTTACAGTACCAGCAATCTGGAATGTAGAAGATCTTAAACCAACAGATAGGTTTGTTCCATCATACTGGAAGAAGATACCATTCTGATCATCAAACGCACCAGATCTTACAGTAGAACCTTTCCACTTATAGAGAGATACACTTGGTTGTTGACCGAACTCACCAGTAGTATTAGCAAGTGTTTCTGTTGCTAGAACTGTTAATGTAATTTCGTTAACGATACTTGCAACAATATAATGACCATTATATCCAAGAGTTGTAATACCACCAAGAGCAATCTCAGCACCAACCTGTAGACCATGATCAACGTCATCAGTAACTACAGTTATAATACTACCAATAGATGTACCATCAGCAGTAACTGATCTTAAGTCATATGACGGAGCAAATAGAGCACCAGTAGTATACTGAATACCTTTACCTGACTGGTATCTAATATACTTCTTAGATTGACGAATCGCCTGAGCACCGTGTGATGGTGACCCTGTTCCTAGTTGTACACCACCGTCAAATGGTCTGTGTGTATAGAAACAATCTGGTCTAGTATAAAGATCACCAGTTAAAGGAGTACCAGTATCAATAGTACCAGTTGTTCTTGTAGTAAAAACAAACTTGTCTAAACTTGGAACTTCTTCAATAAAGAATGGTCCTGAAGCAAGATCGTGATTATTACCAGAAGAAGTGATAGCAGATAGAATTGTATTTCCTGGAACCAATCCATGATTACTACTAAAGGTTGCACTAATTCTTGCGATAGCAGAATAAGTTATATTAGTACCGTTGTTGATAGTACCAGATGTAACTGAAGATAGAGATACAGCTGGATAGAATGCAATAGTCTCTCCTGATACTGGAGTACCACTAGCAGTTATAGCAGTGATCATTCCAGTTAAGTAATCAATGTCAGTGACTGTAATAGTCATATCGTTGACACCAGCAATACCACCAAGTTCTTGACCACCTATGCTGAACTGATAACCAATCTGATATCCAGAACCACCATTAGCAATTTCAGGAGCATAGTTACCGCCAATAATTCTAGGTAGGAATGTTGCGTTGAATGCAGTATTGTTTGCACTTAATGCTTGGAATGTTGCGTTACCATTTGCTGCTGTACCACCAATACTGAATGCAGTAATTTCACCAGATGCACCAACACTGGTTACAGTAACAGTTAAATCGTTAGTAGCAGTTTGACCACCCAAGATTCCACCATCAATAATGATAGTATCGTTTGGTTGGAAACTAGAACCTGGATTGGTTATAACAGCACCGTATGTTGGTGTAGTTGTTGTATTCTCATTAGGAGTAAAGTTTGTTGTGGTCATTGTCTGCGTATTAGCAGTACCACCACCCCCTTCTAGAGTCTGTACAGAAACTGAGAATGCTTGACCTGGCACTCTTGCTGTGAGTTGTAACTTAGCAAAAGTATTATCAGTTGGGTTAGCAGCTTCTGCAAATACATATGGACTTCCAGTTGATAGATCATTAATGAGATTAATCAATCCATTTCTTACTTCTGTTATAGTATCACTTGCTAAAGCAGTGTAAACCTTTGTCATCACTGTACTTGTTGATGTATCAGTGATTGTTACTGAAAAAGTATCACCAGTTTCAATTGTTCCACCAACTTCAACCCAGTCTATCTGAGCAATTTTACTACCAGAACCTGTTCTTGTAACATTAAATCCTGCGTTGATACCTACACCAACTCCAACATTTCCATTTACGTTAGTGTACTCTTGAGTAGACAAAATACCTTGACCAATAGTAGTAAAGGTAAGAACCTCACCAGCAGCACCAACTGTATTGATAAAGATGTTTAAATCATTAGCAGGTGAATTTCCACCAAGAACGTTACCATAGATAACAATCTTTTCACCAACTTCATATCCAGTTCCAGCAGAAGGAGATCCCTCTGCTGCTGTACCACTAGGAGTAATAGTTTGAATCTGACCATTAGCATCGACTGCATCGATTGTAATCGTCAAGTCGTTAGCTGGTGTTGCACCACCTAAGTTATTACCTAAGATAACAATTGTTTCTGTGGCAGAATAAGTACTACCACTATTAGATACAAATACATTTGCATAAGATGCTGAACCAATAGTACCATCTCTTTCAATGTTGAAAGTAGCATTAGATCCTAGTCCAGTATATGTGTCACCCTGTATATTATCGTAAATTGTTGTCTGGTTAATATCTACACCAGTATATGCACCAGATTCTCTGATGATATTAAAGGTTGTTCCAGTACCATTACCAAAGTTAATTGTTGATGGTGATGTTGGTGTAGCAATGAAACTGTTACCAGTTCTGTCTGCTGTATATGGTGCAGATAGAGATATAGTATTTGTTTCAATGTTTGTAACAAAGATTGTAGTTCCACTACCATTATCTAAAGCAGCACCGATATCAATTCCTGTTGTGTCGTTAAGAACAATCTGAGAAACAGGTGCTGTAAATGATGTTGTAATATTAATAGTTGTGTCAGAACCTACGTAACCAGTTATCTGTGTACCAGATGCAAGTCCAGTTGCTGAAAGAGGAGCACCAACTGGAGGAGGTGATCCAGGAACAGTAATACCAATCCTTCCTGAACCAGCAGTAGTAGCACCTCTAGTTGTTAACTGACCAGATGCACCATTAGATTCTACTTCTAGAGTAGGGTTTCCTAGTGAAGCACCAGTATAGAAACCTGCTTTCCTTAACTGAACAAATCCAGATATCAAACTTGTAGCAGGTGATAGACCTACCTTACCTTTTGCATAAAAATTAAACTGAGATGGGTCTGGAACAGAACTAATAATGAATGAACCTTCTGCTTTAGCAAATCCCTCTATACCATCATTAACACCCTTAAGTGTAATAGGATCACCAACAGAAAATCCATGCTCTAATTCAGTATCTACTGTGATAAGAGATGGACCTATACCACCACTGTTTGTAGAAGCATCGGTTGTAATTGAACTAACAGAAACATCAGCACCTGGAAACTCGAAGGAAGATGGATATCCACGTACTAGATCAATGGTCTGCCATTTAGTTGGCTGAATACCATACTCAAAGTCAGCGTCAAGCATACTAAGAGGTTCAGCAAAACGCATACGTTCGATAGCGTCTGTACCAAAGTCGTATGGTCTCATCTTAACTTCATCACCTTCGATGAAGATCATCATCTCATCAGAAGATGAATAAGTTGAAGTATCAAACAGGAATGTAATCGTAGTTACACCGTTTGATAACGTACTAGCAAAAGGGAAATCTGGATCCTGTCCATCAGATGTTTCCGTGAAAGATGCCGAAATTTGCTGTGAGTTATCAGCAAAGTTATACATTACTACGTTTGCAGTAGCGTTTGTGATCAAGAGAATCTGATCCGCACCGACCTTATCCAGAACTTTTAATGTACCAATTCCAGAAAGACCAGGTGAAAATACATAGTCTCTAATTTGCCTTTTAGCCATTTTTTAATTTCCCTCGATCTTTTTATGAAAGTGCAATTGCTAATGCAGTTACTTGTGAATCTACAGCACTCTTGGACATTGCATCGTTAGGCGCAGTAGCTTTTCCTAGATTCGTTATTTTATTATTTAGAAGACTTAGATCAGCAGTAACTCCACTGTTGACATCTAGAGTTCCAGCCACAACTGTGTTACCGTTAGCATCAACTGTAAATTTATTACCACCAACACCAAATGTAGTTCCAGCAGCAATAGCAGCAGTGAAAGCAGCACTGTCTCCTACGACCGCACCAGAAGCACTCACAGAGAATGTAGGAGCAGTTAAATCAGCACCAGCTTTGATACCATTGTTAACTCCAAGTTCACCTTCCACAGTAGTGTTAGTACCCTTTAGAGTTGTGTCTCCCACAACGTCAAGAGTTCCACCAATGTCAACATTACCCTGTAGATCTGAATCCTGCACAACAGTAAAGTTACCGTTAACAGAGAAGTCAGTTGCAATGATGTTATATTTAAATTTACCGTATACAGCAAAACTTAATACATTAGGATCTTCAGCCCATACGATGATTTGCTGATCTCCTGTTGCTTTTACATCAGTTCTTTGATAGAATGTACGTGGGAACAGTTTAGTGTTATAATTTAAATAGTTAGAAGTCTGCAACGATGCTTGACCATCCTCTAAGATTCCTATTCGGAATCTGGTTGGTTGAGCACTCTGGTTAGAGATGAAGATAGAAAGTTCGACATCCTCTCCAGTAGGAACTGTATAGAGACTTGTATTTGTTTTGCCATTAGTTAGCAATAACGAATTTAAAAATCCAGAACCAACTGGATTATCAAGAACCTCTCCATGCACTAAGAACGATGTAAGGTCGGAATCACTATATACCACTAGACTTTGCTCATTGGCGTAGTATAGAGTTTGTGTTTCGTATGTCTCTCCTGCTGCAATTTCTAAATCATATAGAATGTAGTTTGATGGAGCGAATGCTAACAACGCACCACTAGAAACTCCAATCCTAACCCGTACAGGGTATGGACTTTGGTGTGCGATTGAGATTTTCGCTTCTACCAGCTTACCTGCTGGAGCCACATGAAGGGATGTCCTCGTCTTAATCTGTGGTACAATCGCTGCTAGAGCACCATAAGTAGCCATAACTTTAGGGTTTATATTACAATCATGTTTATTTATAAGTTAGACTGAAATGAAAATTCTTACTGGATTTAATGGGTTTATTGGAAAAAAGTTTGCCGATAAACTTGGAAAGGACTACATTGGAATAGAACAGCAGAATTGTTTTCAGTTAATTGACAACCTACCAATCTGGGATCAGGTAGATGAGATCATCCATATGGGAGCAATCTCTTCAACAACAGAAACTGATATTGGAAAAATTACAATATACAATACTGAATTTTCTATTAAACTATTCAAAAAAGCAATTGAACTAGGTATACCAGTCAAGTATGCTTCCTCAGCATCAGTATATGGAAACCTTCCTGGTTCAATGAATCCACTAAATTACTATGCAATTTCAAAATTGCAAGTTGATTACTGGGTTTATGACAATATTGAAAAGTTTAAAAATATTCAAGGGTTTAGATTCTTCAATGTATATGGAGAAGGTGAAGAGCACAAAGGAAACCAACGTAGTCCTATTAGCAAATTTGTTTCTGAAGCAAAGATGACTAAGAAGATTAAGATCTTTAAAAATTCTGAGAAGATGATTAGAGACTTTATTTACGTTGATGATGTTGTTGACCTTGTTCTAAACCAGAAGGGAGGATCAGGAATGTTTGATCTTGGCACAGGACATCCACACTCATTTAGAGATATTGCTGATATTGTTTGTAGTAAATACGATGCAAAGATAGAAGAGATTGACTTCCCCGAACATTTACAAGGGAAGTATCAGTATTATACTTGTGCAGATATGGCGTGGGCTGAAGGTTATAACTTCACCAACGTTGAAGATTACATCAATCGCCCCGAAGAACCCGATACGAATCTTCTTCAAAGTGCTCGGTAGAAAATTCAAATAGTTCAACGTCTGTGATGCCTTCCATCATATGCCTAAGACCAGGAGGTATGTAAAACTTATCTCCTGGTTTTAATATAATTGTGTCTGCATCTATAAAGTCATCCCTATGACCATAGGTCATCTTTAGTTCACCACTCTGAACATAGAATGTTTCATCTTTAATCTTGTGGTAATGATATGAACACTTCTTACCTGCATTAAAATACAAAAGTTTTCCACAATACATTTCAGAATTGCAGATCCACTTTTCATATCCCCAACCTTTTTGTACGATCTTCATGCAAAGAAGTCCTCATCGTTTAAACCTTTATCATCGATAAAGAAATCAGCATGGGGTTTGCCCATGATTAACTCATGATACTTAACACCCCACATTTTTAATTGTGCTTGAGTGAGAGGTCTTAACAAGTCCTCTGCTGCTACTGCTGCTTCTGCATGAGGAAGATCTTTATTCCTACCCATAGCACGAGCAGTCATGTATATTATGTAGTGACCCTCATCATATAGTTTATTAACTGCTGCTATCCTATCTTTCTTAGGAGTAGCACCTTCATACTGACAAGTACCACACCCATCACCAGGTGTACAGATAGTACCATCTATATCAAAGCAGTATCTCATCTATATCATCTCCAGAAAGAACGTATGTGCCAGTATTTTGTACTGCTATTGCAGCAGCCTTATTAGCATAAGGTATAGATTTCTCTATTGTACCATACTCTAGGTAGAAATAAACCAAAGCACACAAGAAAGTATCACCTGCCCCTGCTACATCAAAACAAGGAACATGTTCACCAGGATATACAATTCCTTTATATTCAGCACCAGCACTACCTTTAGTAACAATTTTGTTTCTGTATATACCTTTCAACTTAGAGTCTTCTAACTCATTGATCTTAATGAAGCATCCTTTCTTAGGTAGTTTAGTCTTCTTGCTGTCTATGAATACAGGACCATTAAATGCTTCTACCAGTTCAAATATCTTTTCTGTATCCAAGAATCCTTTGTCATAATCAGATATGATCATGGCATCAAATGGTTCTCCTAAAGGTAGTGCATGATGATGTATGTTAGTAGGATAGGTATTACCAGTTGGTAAATCCCATCCATAGTCAGCAACCTCATCATCCTCATCCATCCTCATCAGTTGTTGATTAGATCTTTCATCTACAAATCTAGTCTTAACTGGTTTTAATTCATTGGTCATCAAATATACATCCACACCAAATGACAAGAGGTTTTGTCTTACATTACTTGCCATTCCGTCTGCTGTTTCAGTACGAATGTATTCCATTACTGGTACAGGTGCTTCAGGACTTAACCTTGTACACCTGCCATAAACGTATTTGTCTATACAAGTCTCACCTATAACGATGACCTTGTATTGTCCTTGTTGTGGAATATTCTCCGATCCTATCGAAGAATTCAACTCGTTTTGCATACTCACGTCCTACTACGTCTCCGTTTTTCCAATCAGAACCTACCACTAGTATATCAGGGTTTATGATTTTTATCAATTCTTCAAGCTCTTGTCTTGAATCGAACGTATGGATTACGTCCACTGCTTTCAAAGAACTTAATTGATACTTCCTATCCTCTAATGGATAGATAGGTCTATCTGATCCTTTGTCTTCTCTGACCTTTCTGTCAGTATCGATACCAACTATAAGCATAGATCCTAAAGACCTAGCATAATTTAGCAATTCAAAATGTCCTCTATGGAGAACATCAAAGCAACCATTGACCCATATAATCATTTGTACTTCACATATAGATTTCCATGTTGTTGATTTGGATGTTGATTTTGTTTTAGATGTGGTGCATCAATATCACAACAGAAGAAAGCAGTTACGATATGCTTTGAATCCATTGTAGATTTATTATCTCTATTTGGATATAACTGATTACAAGGAAAGATCAAAAGTTTTCCTTGCTCAGCCTCACATTTATAATCTAGATCAGGAAACTCAGTTTCCCCACCACCCCTAACAGTATCCAAGAAAATGATCATAGCATATAGTCTTGATAATAAAAGTGGATCCATAGGGGATATGTCAATATGATCTTTATAGAACCCATTATTTTTTTCATAACATCTAATAGTATGATCGTAAGATACTAATGGTGCTCTCCAAAGAAGTTTATCTTTTACACCCCACTTATAATAATGATTAATAGCACGATCAGTTTCAGATGCTAACTGACACCAAAAATCTTGTCCAATAATAGGAACTACTTGCTTACATTTTTTATGTTCGCCATCAATTTTACCTACTCCATCTTCTTTATGAAATCTTTGATTAGTCCAGAACCAATTCTTCCATCCATCACAATCTTCTTGAGATAGAAAATCTTTTTCTTCGTATATTAAATCAGTTAATTCCATAGTAGTTTTTTAGATATCTATTTTCTTTTTGTATTAAGTCAACAGTTGATTCTTTTGCATCTGGAAAGAATAATAATTCACTCTTCTCAGGTAAGTAAAGATAACATATCTCACTTTCTCTCATAGTCTTTAATGCATCCTCTATAGTTTCTACTATAGTATCACCAGCTAGATTAAAAGATGTGTTGAATAGAATAGGCACATCTGTCAAATGATAGAATGCCTCTATTAATTTATAGTAGTTTGGATTCTGTTCTTCTGTAAGAGTTTGAATACGACATGTTCCATCAACATGAGTGATACATGGTATCTTCTCTATCATTGATTTTAATACATCAACAGCATACATCATATGTGGTGATTCATATAACCTATCCATATTAAACCATTCCTGTGCATGGTCAGCAAGTACTGTACCAGCAAACGGTCTCCAATGCTCTCTCTTCTTTACTTTGTTAACAACATCCTTTCCATCTACAGCACGAGGATCATACAGTATAGAACGATTACCCAAAGCACGAGGACCATTCTCAGATTTGCCTTGAGCAATAGCAACAACATTACCTTCACTGATTAGTTCAGCAACTCTTTCAGGTGTAACCTCGCATACCCTAAATTCATTCTGTTGTAATTGATAATTATACTTCAAAGGTTGTCCAAAATATAAATTCCTTAATGGTTTTATTTTTTTCTTTCTAGCAAGTTTACGACACTCTCTTGCATAAGTTATATACGCTGCACCCATAGCAACTCCAGAGTCAGCTGACATAGGTTCAACATATAGATTAATTTCTTTTGGTAACCTTTTTAATATTCTATAGTTAGCAACACAATTTAAAGCACACCCACCAGTAAAGATAATATTATTAGACCCAGTTAATCTTTGTGTATCCATAATCCTTTGGTACACATATTCTTCAAATTCATTTTGCATTTTCCATGCTAGATCTGCATGTCTTTTAAACTTATCATCTTCATTCTTAGAATATGATATGTAATCATAAGGACGTACCTTTACCATCACATTTTTATGTTCATTGAAATCTGCTAAAACAAACCTATCCTGATCCCCTCCTCTATCAGATATCATTGATTTAATTTTATCATTGGGTTCTCCATATGAAGAGATACCCATAGTTTTACCACACTCTAAACCCTCCCATCCCAAATAACTTGTGATACCAGAATAAACCATCCCAACACCAATACTTCTTTTATCATCTACATATGACGGTGCATTCTTGATTGGTTGATTCTCATATCCAATAACCTTTTGAATTAAACATGCTGATGCATTAGGATCTTCACTAAACCTAAAGATAGTCTCATGCTCCTTACCCCATGAATGATCAGCACCAGCACCATCTATTACAAGAATACCTGCTGTATCAAATCCTGAATTGTAATATGAACAAGCAGCATGTAGAGAGTGGTGGTAATCCTTTGCTTCTACATACCGTTGAACCTTAATCCCTATCTTCTTAATATATTTAAAGTAAGGTCCAAAATCATTCTTAGTATTGTACAAATGTGTATAAGCACATAGGTCAATTTCTTTAGTGATTTCAGCTACTTTATCCAGAGCATTAAATACTTCCCTGTCATATTTGACATGTGTTAATCTTTCTTCTTGTAAAGACAATATAATTTCATTGTCCTTCATGAGACAGATAGCAGCATCATGAGATCTATTAACACCAAGTATCCACATAATTAAGCAGGATTAAAATTTATATTTAAAACTAAACGTTCAGTTGTGCTCTCTGGATAGCGAGAGGCATGATATCTTCGACCATCAAATAAAACTAATCTACCTGCTTTAGGTTTCACAGTTTTAGCAACGGTAAAGAGACTGGGGTCATACCCATTAATGAACCTCTTGATATTAGGATCTAGAAATTCATTAAAGAAATGAGTATCACCATCACTATCATTAAGGTAATAGATTGCCGTGTATTTCAATCCATCATCCTGATAATCAACATGTGGAACATGATGAGGTTGTTTGTTCTTGTTCAATGTAAAGAGACCCAATCTTAATTGAACAAGATCCTTGATAGTCATATTGATTTTTTCTTCCATCGAGTACAAGAGAGGAACGAAGATATCATACGTCTCAGATTCCTTACCCTCTCTACCCCAAAGGATGTGCATAAACCCAGTAAACGAAGCATCCTCTACATCAAGATTGGAATCATTAAGTTTATTTTGTTCCCAATACCACAGTGGTGATGTTATATCACGATTGAAGTACCATGGAAACTTTGAATCCATTACTGTTTGTTTTAAATGCTCCTGATATCTTGGACTGATTACATCATCAATAACTAAGATATCTTCAAAATGGTCAGTCATCGGACTTGTTAGGAACCTTAACTAGTTTTTGAATTTCTGGGAGATACATGTATTCGATCTCACTATGTTCTAATGTCTCTAACGCATCATAGATTGTTTCAACAAGAGGTTCACCTCCAAGATTGAAACTAGTGTTAAAGAGTATAGGTACATCTGTAATCTTATGGAAAGCATCAATGAGTTTATAGTAGTGTTCATTTTGTTCCTCTGTCACAGTTTGAATTCTACATGTATTATCTACATGAATTACTGATGGAATTTTTTCTTCTATACCATCATGACATTTTACAGCATACATCATGTGTGGTGTTTCTTCACGTCCTTGAAGATCAAACCATTCATGTACATGTTCTTTTTTAATAGAACATGCAAATGGTCTGAACCATTCTCTATGTTTAACACCATTAACAATATCCTTACCATCCTTAATAGTAGGATCAAATAAGATAGAACGATTACCTAAAGCACGAGGACCACCTTCTGATCTTCCTTGAAAGATCGTAACAATTTTGCCTTCACGAATAAGTGCAGCAACTGAATCATAATCAGTATCTTTTACATCTAGACCAGCAATAGCTTCGTTATAAGTAGCAGGATCATACTGAGGACCATAGTAGACAGATGCTTGTTTTCTAGGTTCTTCACTATCAGTAAGTTGATGCCACTTCCATAATGCTCCACCAATAGATGTACCACCATCATGTGAAATAGGTTCACAATATAGGTTAAGTTCAGGGAAGCGTTCCCAATACTTATAGTTTGCTACACAGTTAAGACCATAACCGCCACAGACTACAACATTCTTTTCACCAGTTAACTCAACTGCTTTCTCAATTAATTGACACATACGTTCAGATGTTTGTTCCTGAATCTTATATGCCATATCCTTCTGAACTTCTGAGTGCTCTAGAATCTCACCTTTGGTTTGATTGCGTCTATCATTCTTGAGAATGTCGAATCGATCTTCATTGATAGTAGCAGCATTAGGATATGTTGGAACAACCAAATCTCTGTTACCCCATTCCCCATTAAAGAATGATGGTATTTCGTCATTAGGTTTGCCGTATGGTGCAAGACCCATAAGTTTACCTGCCTCAATAGCAGGGAACCCACAATACTGTGTTACTGCTTCATACATTTTGGTATGACCAGGATATTCAGTAATGAATGTATTAGGTTCTGGTTCATGGAAACCAATAGCAGCCTTAGTTCCTACATGCTTCCATACTGGTTCAAACTCTTCTGGATACTCTGCATGGAAGATAGTTTCAAATTCATATAATGTATCTGGGACTTCTTTCATTTGTAAGAAACTTCCAGCACCATCTGCAATAACACATGCAGCAGATTCAAATCCAGAATTATAGAAACCACATGAAGCATGCATTTCATGGTGATTTAAATCAAGATAAGTTGTTTCAAACTGAAACTTTTTACGAGCAATCTTTCTTACAAATCCTTCATACATATGCTCACCAGTCCAATCTAAATTAGGACCAGATCTATGTGTATGACATACAACTAGATGATCAATGTGATCAACATACTCAAATGCTTTAAGGATACCTAACATAGGAGATCCGTCATATTTAAAACGAGTAAGGCGTTCTTCTTCTAAGTAGAAGACAATCTCACCGTCAACCATCAAGGTCGTGCTACCGTTATGACCACGTGCAACCGCTAAAATAATCATTATTTCCTCACTTTGTTTTTAATACGTCAGCAAATCCAGATGGAGTCTTACTTAATGGTTTGATATCAGATTGATCAGCCATTAATGCTGGAATTAGATTTGGATTGTTTGATTTCTTTGGTTCCTTTATTCCTAAAGATGGCATAGGTACGTTACCAGCAGCCTTCTGTTTCTTATACTCTTCCTCCATAGCAAGACTCTGATCTACATTTTGCTGCATCTCATCAGGAAGTCTGATAACTTTATCAGAAGATTTATAATGCTTCTTCATTAGTTTATCAACCTCTTGCATGATGACAGATTCAACCTTATCATTCATTGCCATGATACGGTCATTGACTCGGTTGGTGTATTCATCAATAGTGATACGAATAGGATCGTATACTCTTAAACCCTCACCCATATCAAGTACAGAGAATTTCTTATCTTCTGGATAACTAATGTTCTCTTTGAATGTAGATCCAACAACTACAACTGCTGGTTTATCAAATGCTTTCGCAATATGCTGTCCTACAGAATCACATCCAACAAATAGATCTGCTGCTCTAATAACACCAGCAAGTTCTCTTAAAGATCTACCTTGTGGATGAGATACAGTTTCTGTAAATCCTTCCTTCTCAAAATCAATACTTAGTTCCGAGAAAAGAACAACAGAATGCTTCTTCTGTAATTTTTTAATAATACTGATGACATTATTATATTCGAAACTTCTTCCAGAAGTATCCATAATAATATTACCAGCAACCTGCACTCCTCTACCAAATGGTTGGAAGACTATGGTTTTCTTTTTCTTAGTTCTTTGACGAACCTCTTCTACAATAAAGATTCCAGATGTTTCTTCCTCTCTGGAAAGTTTAATTGTTGGTTTAGGTAACTCTCTTGGTTCCGACAAACCATTGATCTCAATGTCAAATGCTTGAGATAGGTTGCATTTTTGATTATAATAATGCCAGATTCTATATGGTTCTGGTGTAACTATATCTGTATGTTTAATCTTGTCTTCGAAAAGATCTTTATGCCAGTGATCGTAGCATTTCCTGTGTAGAATAGGATGACCTTTAAAAAAATCTGTACCACCTTCGCAGACAATAACGAAGTCTTCGTCTGGATGGTCTTCTGCATATTTTTCGAATGCAGGTATGGAGCAGATTACACGGCCTGCACCACCGTTAATGAAAAACGACTTGGGTCTCATAATATGTTAATATAGAATGATATAGAAGGATTTATTCAACTTCACCATTATTTATACGCATAAAAAAGGACGGTTTTTACACCGCCCTATCAGATCTTCCGATCCATCTCGAACTTTTTTAACCCCTTATAGTTTGTGGAGAAGCGTTGTGTACTGCTTCAGCATCTGGAGTCTCAACAGACTTAGTTAATCCTGTTGCTGCATCGATCAACTCATCGTAGTCATTAACACGATAGTCATATCCATCAATCCAAGGAGTACGAGGATCATCAGGGAATGGAATCATGTGTGGTCCCCAACCATCAGCAGCAGAGAACTTTGTATATAGTGCTCCCATTTCCGCAACAAATCCTTCAAGAGCAGCTCTTTGTTGATCAGTAAGGTTACCCTGACCACCATTCTCAGTTGCTTCTGCATCTAAGCATGCTTGAGCATCTGCCATCAGTCCATCACGTGCTGCTTTATGTTGCTCCATTGTGATCCAAGGCTTGAACCATGGAAGTGGAGATTTCCAATCACCTGCTGCTTGATCATACTCAATCTCGTCAGCTGCATAGGCGTGATCAGGTGAGATTGGGTCAGGACGTTCGTAATGAACTGTGTCATCACCAGAAACTTTGTATTCTTTCTGAGGATAACCAGCTGCTTTACCTGTGTCTTTACCAAAGAAAATTGATGCAATAATTGCTTCTTCATCGGTAGGAGAGTTCATGTCGATCTGAACTGCAATCTGATCTACACCAGC